TGCGTTATCTATTTTACTATGCAATGCTTCAAATTCACTTCTTAATCCATTATTTGATGGTCCCATTTCACCTCTAACCTTAGGTGATGGTGTCACATCTATTCTCTCACCACCTCTAGCAGTAAACAAAGGCTGTTGAGTTTTAGTATCAACCGCAGCCATGTTATCTCTCTTGTCCATTGGATAGAAAGAAACATCACCACCAACATTAAATGAACCACCACCTGAAGCACCAGGTATTCCTTGTGATCTTAGGAAGTTTTGTTGTGATGCTTCATCAGGTTTTCCAGGTTGTGCTTGTGGAGGTGGAGCAGGTGCTGGTGCAGGTGTAGGTGCTTGTACCGTTGCTGTTGGTTTAGTTGCTGCTTCCGCAGGGCTAATACCAATAGTCTTTTGAACTGTACCAGCAACCTTCTGTTCCGCACTTTTAAGTCTGTCCATAATAGTAGGCGGAGTTTGTGGTGTAGGTGTTGGAATAGGTGGAGTTGATTGTGGTGCAGCAGCTATCTCTGATGAAGGAGTACCTTCTTGCAACACATCAATTTTTCCAACTTTATTACCTTCAAGCCTATGTTGTGTCTCCATAAATGCCTGTCGTTGTTCAGCATTAAGGTCACCCATTCTGTAACCAGTATGAACACCTGCGGCTTTCGCAGTCTCCGTTTTATATCTTGGGTTCTGCGGATTCTCTCTACGAGGAGCATATCTATCTATTGCTTTATCAATCGTTAGATTTTTATAAGAATCGGATTCAAACATTAAATGTTCTCTTGCTTTATGACCGGCTTCAGGAGTCGGAAATACAGCAAATTTTCCAGGTGCACCTTTCTTAGCACCACCAGGCATTGCACCAAGTTCTTTTTGCCAATCTGAACCGGTATATACAATATTACCAGGATTATTCTGACGCCATCCGAAATGGCCAGTTCTTTTTTCTACACGACCATCTTCATATTTTACAGTTGTATATCCTTTTCCTGCTTCAAGCACCTCTACAATTTTATTCTGTTTGGTTGAAACTGTAGGGCTAGCATCACTCATAGTACCAGTATCATTCATAGCATATTGTGCATTATTAGCAAGGTCTCTCTTTCTCATCCTTGTCAAATAATCTTCGTCAGAGGATAATGAAGCAGTTTGTTTATTGGATTTTACATCCGACCTTTTATCACTTCTAGGTATTAAAACACCTTTTGTATCCACACCAAAAGATTTCATCAATTCTTCAGGTTTTTCGGATGTAACTCTACCTGTTTGACGGTCTACAGTTGTTTTAGTTTTTGCTAGTATTGCTTGCACATCTGGATTATCTAAGAACCCATTATAAATCTGGTCATCTGATGCTAAAGATGAACCCCATGTATTCTTAAATTCATCGGTTTTTTTGACCGCAGAAATTAATCCTGAACGACTTAGATCAAAAGATTTTGGGCCCGCTGGTTTATTAACCGTAGCAGATTTGGTATTTCTACCATCATCTTTAATTTCAGGTGGCGGTGGAGCAACACTAGGTGCTACCGTAGGTGGAGTAGGTGGTGCTGCTTGTTGAGTTGGTTTAACATTTACCGTAGGTTGTTGATCTGGTGTTGTATAACTTGTTTGAACACCGTGTTGCTGTAATCTGGCCATACCTTGTTCATTAGGCATGTGAACCATAAAGTTATTATATCCATGGTCTGGTCCTAAAAATCCACTTTGAACAGTATCGGATGCCCATTTACCAGGTCCTATTTTAATCTGAACGTGACCTTGACCCGATGCATTACCACCTGATGATGATACAACGGTACCAATTGGTAGGCTATCCAAGTATTGTTGTGTAAGTGCTCCGTTATGAACAGGTTTACCAGCATGAAATAAACCGGAATCTTGGAAATAGGTGTTGCCTTCTGATAATGTATGTGCATTACCACCCAAACCTTTACTATCAAACCCATCATAGCCAAACATTCTTGCGGCCATTTTTCTGGTACCTACACCACACTCACCTTGATAATTATTAACTCCTCTGTTCAATGCATACTTTGAAAAGTCGGTAGTTGTTGTACCTTGACCTGGACCAGATGGTGTTGCACCTGTATCAGGAACATCGTATTGTGCTACTTCTCCTCTTCTCACCGCGGCGTTTAATGATGGATTAAAACTTGTCCAGTTTCCTTGGCCGGTCTGGCGCAACAGTGCTAATGCAACTCTTGTTTGTTCTTCTTTCGTTGCAGACATGGCGTTTGGTGAGGTGATGCCTAATTTGGGTGCAATGTTTCTCCAATTTGTATTGGTTAACTGAAAGTATCCTTGTGCAGTATGTGTTTTATCATTAATATAATTAGGAATATTTCTGTTTCCTGATTCATATTTTAAAACCAAACCTAAAAAGTTTTTCTCGGATTCAGTCATGTTATCTACATTTGGAACACCACCACCTTTTCCTCCTGCATATCCACCTCCAGTACCACCTTCTCTGATGGTACGGCCAACCTTTTCTGCTTGGTCTACAGTTGTACCACCACCAGAAGCCAGACCAGTTAAAATGTCTTGTTGCTTTTGCTGAGATTTTTTGGATATGGCTTCACGAAAACCTGCTACGTCAGGTAATGCTTTTTCGTATTGTTTTGGAAATAGATCAGCAAACTCAGAAGGTGTTAATAGAGCCAGCATAGATTTACCTACAGGGCTTGATGCTATCTGTGGTCGTCTTGCTGGTGTTATTTTCTTTAGTGCTTTGAATACCGATTTATTTACCTTGTTGGCCATTACATTCTTTTCCGGTTAGCGTGATTATATCTATTTCTCAATTCATTCTCACGGTCTTTAGCCTTTTGTTCCTCTTCTTTAAGGAAGGCATGTAATAGATCAACATATATGTATCGTTCCCATGGCATCATTTCTTCCAGTGTGGTCAAATCCCAGTGGTGATGTTGAACCAAACCAAACTGGGTTTTATAATGATTGGCCAGTTTATCGTGGCCCATTATCACATAAAAAAATCATAGAAATCTGTATACCTCACGACATGATGGAATCCACATTTATCACAAGTGGCCTCCATCTTCACTACAAATGTTGGAAAGTTATCAACAAACTCCATCATCTGGTTATAGTTTGCTTCAGTTAAACCTTCCACAAATTCTTTTAGTTCCTCTTTGGAATAGTCCTTATAAGAATACATCCCTTTAGCATCATGAATATGGTCAATAGCACCTACAATGGTATTTGTCTTAGCATCTACCTCGTTACCAAACTCCACTCTTTTCATTGCAGCATAGTTTGGATATCTCATTTTAACACCTTGTTTTGCATTTAATTTAATGTCAGGGCTGACCTGTTCAGGATATACAATCTCACACTTAGCAATATCCATCATAGCAGGAAAAACGTTACCACATACTTTACCTTCCAATTCATTATTGCATGTTAGGTTTACTTCTATGGATTCACCAATAGATTTGGCCCTTAGAAAGATAAACAAAAAATCAATATCAAAGAATGGTAATTTATCAACACTTACCTCACCTTTGATAATACAGTTATTAATAACTTGTTTAACAGTGTTAATAATCTCATTTACATCTTTTGACTCCATAGCCATTAGCAGGAGTTTTTCCTCTTTAACTGTAAATGGCCTTACCGTAATCTTTTCTTTATTAGATGGTATTTCAATTTCATATGTTGGCATATCAATCTTAGGTAACATAATTTACTCCATTATTTTTTATAATCTGGTCTATCCCAATACTTGTAAGCGAATGTTACTTGTAATCTTAGAATGTCTTGGTCGGCCCATGTGACTTGTTGTGGTGCTACCAATGTAGGCCAGGCCTTATTTAAAGCCCATCCATATGTTGCCAATGGATTCTGAGGATTATGATTAGGATCATTGATGTAGTTCCAATCAGGTTTTTGTGCATATTCTGCTAATTGGTAAATCTTAATAGATCCATAATAGTTGTCAGCATATTCATAATTCCAATTTGATGTAGGATTTATAATGTCCATCCAATCGTCAAAAAAGGCTCGCTCTGGGCTTTGCGTTCTACAGATAAAAGATAGTGTGGCCTGTTGGTACATAACATTACTCGGAAACACCTGAGAAGGTCCATTATAACGGACTTGTGTTACGTCAAAACCACGACCAGGAAATTCTACTGCTTCACACATATAAATGAAATCTCTTGTACCATTCATAAGATTTAAAACACTATTACCTTGTGGTTGAACAATAACAACAAAACGACACGACTTAGCATATTGACCAGCATTATCGGCTGCTGACTTTAAATCATTTAATGATAGATTGGATGGAAGATTAGTTGCTGAATATGTTCCCATGTTAGTAACCTTGTGCTATGTTGCTGCTATCAATAACACGCATTTCTTTGAATTTCATGTATAGCTGAGCTGATAATGGATTACCATCAAAGAATGTATTCCATTCTGAATTTGGATTGTATGTTAATTGAATATAAGTAAGCACACATCTACCTATCTTTGGTATGTTTAAGTTTTCTACTTGATTACCATTTTGATCCAAATAGAAAAACTGAATAATAAATTCATTAGGTGTGGTAAATATTCCACCACCACTTGTACCAAGATAATCAAACTGATTTGCTACACCAATATAACTTGCTCTTGGGTCACTACTTCCACCTACAAGTGTTGGTGCCGCAAACATTCTAAGCGTTTTGACAATATTTTTTAAATTATCGGATTCATCTGATGAAGTTGGTGCTAGTATTAAATTAAATTCAAAATCTCTAAGGGAGGTATCTCTATATAAAACCTCAACCTTTGGATTGATAGCACCACCAACCATTGGTGCTGCACCTGCGGCCGCATTACCTAAAGCACCTATCGCAGTACCTACAATAGGAATATTAGAGGCCATATCCAATGCTACTTTTGTCAATTTAGATTCAGCATATTCATGGTTTGAAGAAATTACAATGTTACTACCACCTGATTGACCAGGCATGAATAGAGCAACCGATGCTATCGTTTGATCACTGCCAGTTGCTTTTGCACTAATAAGCATCCAGTGACCTTGAGTTGCACTACCCAAATCTTGTGGAAACTGAAATATAGTTCTACCAGTTGGCCCATTATTTGGTACATTTATTGCCATTTATTCCTCCGGAAATGCTACATAGTATTTATGGCACCACATTACAAGCAAGGCTTCTTCAAGCCACAGAATCCTAAGAAATATATCGGAGACCCGACCAACATTGTTTACCGTTCCGGATGGGAACATAGGTGTATGCAAATGTTTGACACTAACCCCAATATTGTCCGTTGGGGTTCGGAAGAGATAGTCATTCCTTATATCTCACCGATAGATAATAAACTCCACCGATACTTTACGGACTTTTATGTGGAGGCGGTTGGGAGAGACGGTGAGACACGTAAGATGCTTTTAGAGGTGAAACCAAAGGCCCAGACCCAAGAACCAAAAAGACCACAAAGGACTACTAAAAGATATATTACCGAGGTGATGACTTATGGTGTTAATCAGGCCAAATGGAAGGCCGCAGAGGACTATTGCCGTCATAAAGGATGGGAATTTAAGGTTATAACGGAATCAGACCTATTCAAAAAGTGATATAAATACCTACATGGCAGAAAAATATACATCCAAAGACCTACAAAAGTGGTTATTTGACAAGGCCTTGGATGCTGCGGCACCTAAGGCCCGTAAACTATTATTGGCATCCGATCAAAGAGGTCGTGATGATACTGTTATTGGAAAGTTATTCTTCTTTAAGTATGATCCAAAAGGCAAGGCGACACTAGCAAAGTATGATAAGTTTCCAATGGCATTTCCAATTGAAATGTATGGAGATGGTTTTCTTGGTTTAAACCTACACTATCTCAATATAAGAGAACGCCAAGCATTATTAGGTCAATTGATGAAGTTTGCTAATGATAAAAAGATGGATGAAAATACCAGATTAAAATTGAGTTATCAGTTATTACAAGGTTCAAGACGATTAGAGTCTTTGGCAAAACCTTGTATCAAAAGATATCTTTATACGCAGGTAAGGTCTCAGTTTATTGAGATTAACGTTGATGAGTTTGATAAAGCAATCCAACTCCCAGTAGAAGACTGGGTATTTAAGAGGTAAAGATGTTAATTGCTAACACTGCTATACCAACTGTATCCGCCAATACTCCACTATTTGGATTATTTCCAACTATACAGTATGATATCAATAGCACAATAGGATCCTCAGGTTCAACCGAAACAGTAACCGATATATTTTTCCGATTTTCTATTTTAAGGAATATAGTTTATAATACATCTTCTTATTATGTCTATAATATTTCGGATACCGACACACCTGAGGTATTAGCTGAACAAGTTTATAATGACCGTGGAGCAGGTTGGATTATTCTTTATGCCAATCAGATTTTTGATGCACAGTTTGACTGGCCATTAAATTATGATGCTTTTAAAAAGATGATCATTGACAAATATGGATCAGTTGAACAGGCTCAAGAAACAATACATCATTGTGAGATGACTATTACCAGAACTAACCAATTTTTCGGAACTTCATCTACAACAAACTTTGTTATAGATACAAAAAGAAAAACAAACCAGGTTCCAGGTGTAGCATATGCTTACTTTAAACCATGGACCGCACAAACATATAGAACTTCAGACAGTGACATATTCACCGCGGATGATTATGAAAGACCTTTCATGACAGCTGACTTGACCTACGACGACCTTGAAACGATCACCAGGTCTGGTTCTATTCCGACCATTAAAAGTTATCAGACATTTGAAATTGACGACAAAACTATTACGGTTACGGTTGATGGTCAATCTGTTAGTATGTATGATTATGAACTTCAACAAAATGATAAAAAAAGACTTATTAAGATTGTCAAACAGGAATATTATCCACAAATTATGAATGAATTTAAAAATATTACCAAAAAGCAACCACGTTATCTATTAGGATTCTGATATGCCGGCTAGTTATGATAACCTCCGAGTTGATGCGACAATAAGTATTGCTGGTCAAACATTTAATGATATTACTGTAAAAGAGGTAATACTAGGTGAAAGCCTGCTTACACCAGGGTTACAGACCGCAATAACCCTACAGTCATGGGCATATAGTAATCCACAAAAGATTTGGGGTGATTATAAGAATAAAGATGTGACAATTAACATGACTGACCAAACTGGTTTTGAAACCAGAACCATGTATACCAGGCAAAAAATATACAGAATAGACAATAGAGAATTGGACGTAAACATAGGTCAGACCGAAACATTAACTCTCCATGCATGTGACGAGTCACTATTAAATGATGCTCAATCTTTAATTTCAAAATCATGGAAATGTACCGCACCATCAGAGATTGTCAAATATGCTCTAATGTCATGTGCTAATGTTCCTGAGAGAAATTTAAAAGTAACTTCAGCAGGCCCGGCCAGAGATTATATTGCAGAAAATATACATCCATTCCAGGTCGTTCAACAACAATGTAATGTTGCTTTATATAGAGGTGATGATCCATCTTTTCTCCATTATATGACATACGGTCTGGTGGATGATAGTGGTAATATTCAAAACTGGGAACCAATACACTATTTTAAATCACTAGGAGAATTGATACAAGGTACTTCTCCTTTATTTAATTTCTCAAATGCTGAAGGTGACGGTGATCTTTACAATATGAACCTTGCAATCTCTTTCAGTTTTCCATGTGTCTTTGATTATTTGTCAGATTTAATGAACGGTGCAGTTGGTGGTAATAGTTTGAGTACCATTAATACAATGACACAAGACGCAAATGTTTTTGGTGGTTCTGTAGGTGGATGTGGTATTGGTAAAGGTAATCATAAGACCGCAATAACCAATTCAGGTACCTCTCAACAGCAAAACAGTTGTGACCTTGGAGTTGAACAGTATCTCCTTCTTAGACAGGCTAGAATGGGTCTATTGGAAAAAGATAAGATCGCTTTACGTATCACCGTTCCTTGGAACTCTAAATTACATGTTGGCCAAAAGATAAGTTTTAATTGGGTTAATAAATCTGATAGAACATACAATGTAGCCACACCTATATACGGTTCAGGTAATTATTTAATTGTATCACTAAAACATAACATACAATTAGGTGGTTTTGCTACCACTACACTTGATTGTATTACAGACACAGTAAATGCTTAATATAGGAGTATATTAATGGCCGACGATGATCTGATTAGCAGATTACAAGGTGCAGTAAGAATTGGATTTACAGCAAATGTGGATGAAGATAAGTCCCATGCTTGTAATCAATCCGTTCGTAGTTGTGACCATGGCCCAGATGTTAATAATGAAGACCTAGGATTATGGGGTTCTGCATTAAATCCTACACAGACCGGTCAGCAATCATTTCCTGGTGTTATGGATCCAGGTTCTATGGTATATTATCTTAAAGGTCTAGGCCAAAATGGTGGTATTATTTTAGGTCAAGCCAATGCTATGAGAAATAGTGGTGCAGGCCAGGGTGCAGGTGGTGGTCAAAGCCTTATCACCGGTGCTGTCCAAGAATTAATTAATCAAACAATTAATGTTAATATTCCCCCTAAAATTGTAGAACAAACAAGCCCTAGAGACGGCGTTGCTGTTCGTATGATTGAAGAATTAGGTCAACAACATAGTTTAAGTTTATTAGATGGTCTACCTAATCACGGCGCTTTGTTTAACATGTCCGGTTTTAGATTACCAGAATTGCCTAATATTCCAACGGCTAAACAAACCAACGACCAAATGATGACAGACTCCATGTTGGAACAATTACCAGGGCAACTTATGTCCTTAGGTCAAATGTTCCAAGGTCTAATGAAAAATGGTTCTGGTGGAGGTGGTGGTAATGCTGGTTCCGGTGGTGGATTAGGAAATGGCCAGAGTTATTTTCAGGATATCTTAGATGCACTTCCTCCAAATATGCAGGCTGCTCTTAATAGTCTTAGTTTATTAATTCAATCACATGAAACAAGTGGTGTTGGATATGTTGTAGGTGGTGCAGTTCACTATGGTTCATATTTAGAAAGTGCGGTTCAATTACTAAGTCAGGTTACTAATATTGATGACCTTATGAATGTCCTACAACAACTACAGTGGGATTCTACATTAAGCGAACCTCTTGATACTGTTTTGGTTCAGATAGACAATGCGTGGGGTGTCGGTACACAAAAGGTTTATTCAAACGGATATATTACAGTAACCTATGCAAATGCTAATTCTCAAATACATTATGCTAATACTTATTTTAGCCCTAATACAGGTGGAGGTGGTGCCGCAGTTAGTGCTCCTGCATCATCTAGTGGAGGTGGAGGAGGATCTGGCAGTTCATCTTTTGGTAGCATATTCGGTACAGCATCTCAAACTATGCAAGAAATGTGGAAACGTTTGGCAATGACACAAGAACAAAATGCTAAACAACTACACCAAGACCTAACATCAAATGATAATGCACAAACACAAAATCAAGTAAATAAAACAACACAACAAGGTGGAGATGTAACCTCTATTCTACAACAAGCAGCTTCATCTTTCTCGGTAACAACACAATAAAGGAATAATTAAATGAGTGACGTAACAGGTAGTGTGGATTTTGCAACTTCCGATCCTTTTAATAGTGATACAGCAGGTACAACACCTAAAGCCTTTACTGTAAATAAAGATGCTCGTTCAGAACAAGGTGGTGGAACTTATCCTAATTATTGGTCACACAAGACCAGGTCCGGCCATTCTTTTATTATGGATGATACACCAGGTAATGAAACTGTAACCTTACAACACCGTTCTGGTTCTGCTATTCAAATGAAACCAGATGGTGGTGTTACAATGACTACACATAACGGTAAGTATGAGGTAGTTTTTGGTGAAGACCGTGTTACAGTATCAGGTGCACAGGATATTACAGTAAAAGGTGATGCCTCTTTCCGTGTTTATGGTGATTATAACGTCACGGTTCATAAAGATTATAACCTTACCGTTTTAGGTAATATGAATATGACTGCCAAGAACCTCAATCGTTCTATTCGCGGTACCATGGACACCGAGGCCAAAACCGTAAATAAAAGAGTTGAAGGTAGTTTGACATATAATTCTCAAGGTGCCCAGACATATTTGGCCAGTGGTGATACGGCTTTAGCATCTACTGGTAAAGGTAAGGTTCAGGTAGTGGCTGCATCAGGTGATCTTGGAGTTCATGCTTTAGGTAAGAGTAGCAAATTTGTTATGGCCGGCGCTGGCGATATGTATCAGAATAGTGGTAAAACATTTAATGGAACTTATTATTCTTTAAGCACAGTAGGTGGGCCGCACCACAAATATGGAGTTGGAACTCCAGGATCATTATATCAAAAGAAGGTATTAGTTGATGCCGCAGGCCTGCATACAATGGTAGCACATGATGAAATGCGAAAAGTTCAAGGTAGTGTTAATAAAATGATTGGTATGAATGAAACAAAAGATATTACGGGACAAAAATCTACCAAAGCAGGTGCAGGTATTTCACATACCGCTACTAGCGGACATATTATCCATACTGCACAGACCGGTAGTATTTCACACACCGCCACCACCGGTAGTGTTGAAATTAGAGCGCCAGCTGGTGCTACAAATATTGCAGGTGGAACTTTAAATATTAATGCTTTAAGTGGATTACTTGGTATGGCAGGAAGTGCTGGTGTTGCTTTGGATTCTTTGGGTTCATTACTCAATCTTAATGGTGGTATCGCAACTATAATGTCAGCGTTAGGTATAAGTTTACCATTTAATATTACTGAGGCTTCACAAGCACAAACACCACCAACATTGCAAGGCACACAAGCAAATCAACCAACACAAGAACCAGATGCATCTTCAGAAATAAACAGTTGGTTGTAAGCTAAATAAGGAAACATTAAGGGACTTCCATGGCTACCACTCCATTCGTAAGTAGAGAACCAGACTATTCAGATTTGGATCTGGATTTTGTTATTAATCCTTCTACTGGTGATATTAACATACTAAATGGTGTTCAAGACATTAAGCGATCAGTTAGGAATTTAATTCTAACCAATTTCTATGAGAGGAAGTTTCAATCATATATTGGTTCAGATACCAATGCTCTATTGTTTGATCTCATTACTCCTTTGACTGCAATATACCTCCAAGACGCTATTTCAGCAGTTATAAATAACTTTGAACCAAGAGTTAGTTTACAAAGTGTTACGGTAACCGAAGATCAACAAAATTATGCTTTTAATGTCACTTTGCAATATACCATAATAAATAGAGATTTACCAGTAGTATCAACATTATTCTTAGAGAGAATCCGATAAATGGCAACCGGCAATACATCACTTAGGGTAACAGATTTAGATTTTTCCACCATTAAGAATAATCTTATTACCTTTCTACAAAGTCAGGATACCTTCAGCGATTATAACTTTGCTGGTTCTGGTATGTCTATTCTATTGGATATTTTGGCATATAACACCTATTATAATGCTTTCTATCTCAATATGATTGCTAATGAAGCGTTTCTTGATACCGCACAGGATCGTAAGAATATCCTTTCACATGCAAAGTTGATTAACTACGTTCCAGAATCCGCACACGGTGCACAATCTTTGGTTAATGTTAAAGTAACACCTGGTGCTAGTGAAAATCCAATCGTCAGTTATATTATTATGAACCAATATACCAGATTGGTTGGATCCGATATTAATGGTGTCAATTATCCATTTGCTACAGTAAATGCTAATACCGCATATAAGGTTAATGGTTCATTCACATTTGCTAACGTTGTGATTAAACAAGGTGAGGTTATGACCTATCAGTATTTGGTCACTGCTAATAACCTTACAGGCCGATATCAGATTCCATCTGCTAACGTTGACACCTCCACATTGACCGTTACTGTCCAGGAATCAGCATCAAATACACAGACGACACAATATTTCCAAGCACAAGACCTTACACAAATTCAAGCCAACTCTACTGTATATTTTTTGGAAGAAGACCAAGACCTAAACTATACAATCTACTTTGGTGATGGTATTCTAGGTAATCCTCCTTCCAATGGTAATATTATACAGGTAACATATCTTGATACGGTTGGTGCCATTGCTAATGGTATTCAGAAATATATTTTCACCGATCCTATTGCAGGACTGTTTAGAAGTAATGTTAAAGTTACCACCTCAATTGGATCATATGGTGGTACCAATAAAGAAGACATTGAGGCCATCCGATTCCGTGCTCCATACTTTTATACTGCACAAAACCGTTGCGTTACAGTAAACGATTATGAAGCATTGGTTACAAAAGACTTTCCAGATATTGAGGCTGTGTCTGTTTGGGGTGGTGAAGAAAACATTCCACCTGTTTATGGTAAAGTTTATCTATCACTAAAGACCCGTGGTTATTATACACTAACTCAGTTGGAAAAACAAAACATTAAAAACTATTTGACCAAGAATAGAAACGTATTGACTGTTATTCCAGAGATTATTGACCCAGAATATATTTTTGTTCAGGTACAAGGAAATGTTTATTACAATCCATCTTTAACAACTCAGTCATCTGCATATCTTGCAAATGAAGTTTCTTCAGCAATTTTTAAATATGCTCAACAATATTTGTATAATTTCCAGTCAACATTCATTTTGTCTAAATTACAAAATTTTATTGAAAGTTCCGATCCATCTATCACCGCATCTGATATTAATATCTATTTACAAAACAGAGCTAAGCTGGTACCAGGAACAACTCAGTCTTATACAATTAATTTCAACACACCTATTAGAAAAGGTGACCAGTATCAGAAACTATATACATATCCTCAAGTCACAGTTCCTGACTCAGCCGGAAACCCACAGAACGTATATCTGGAAGAAGTACCTCAGGCATATACTGGTATAGGTTCAATATCAATTGTTAACCCTGGTTTTAACTATATCAATCCAACTGTTACCATTACAGGTGATGGAACAGGGGCCACAGCAGCTGCATCCATTTTAAATGGAAGAATAATTAGTGTCGTTATCACTAATCCAGGTGTTAATTATACTGTAGCATATGCTAATATTACCGATTTGACTGGTACTGAAGCATCCCTTTCTGTGACATTAGCAGCAAATAAAGGTACTCTCAGATCGTATTATTATGCTACAAACGGTCAAAAAGTATATGTTAATAATAATGCAGGAACAATTGATTATCTAAATGGTATTATCACATTAACAAGTTTTAATGTATTAGGATTGGTTTTAAATCCATACTATGATCAGGATATATTAACAGTAAACGTTGTTCCTGAGCTAACCGTTATACCTCCTTTAAGAAATAGATTGTTGGCTATTGATACAAATAATATTCAAGCTGTTCAGTTAAATATGGTTCCACAAGCATAATGGTTGATTCATCCAATAATAAAACATCATACTTAGTCAATACACAAGTTCCTGAGTTTGTAAGAAGGGACCATCCTAGGTTTGTTGAGTTTTTAGAGGCTTATTATAAGTTCTTGGAACAAGATGGTGGTTTGATGTATACCACCAAAAGATTTCCTGACTTCTTTGATGTTGATACATTAAATGAAGATTATCTAGAAGATCAAGTTGAAAATAGATTTAGTCATGAATTTGCTTTTTCGGTACCTGAAGATGAAAAATATCATCTTCTAAACACTCAAATTTTCAATAACTTTAGTAAATTTATTCCTTCAGATTTATTAGCGAATCCTATAACAGTTCTTAAACATTCTAAGGATTTCTATCGTTCTAGAGGTTCAGAAAAATCTATCAGATTTTTAACACGTATTCTTTTTAACAAAGAATCT